GCCGGGTCCCGCACAGGGGGCAAAAGGCATCGTCACGGGGATGCTCCTTGCCGCAGACCGGGCATTTGACCAGCTCCCCCGTACCGGGAACGTAGAAGGCGGCGGTGTCCACGTCTGTTGGTTCCGGCTCCACCGGCACATGTTTTTTCGGTTGAGGGAGAAAGTTGGTGCGGAAAAAGGCCAGTCTTCCACAGGCGGGGCAGCTGTATATATCCACCTCAATCCAGTCGGTGACGGAGGCAAAAAGGCCCGTCAGAGCCAGGCGCCTGCCCGCCTGCCAGAGGTCCATCTGCCCCCCGCACTGGGGGCAACCCACCGGCGTGTTCGGATTCATCTCCCGCACCTCCGCATGCTCACACCCGCAGGCTCTCCGGATAATCTCCCCTGGCATGGAGCTTGCGGAGCTCCTCCGCCACGATCTCCCGGTCCTCATGGTAGGTCATGCCGAACCACTTGTCCGCGGAGTGAAGGACGGACACCTCCAGCGCGCCCTTTTGCAGCTGATCCCCCACCATCACCGGCAGCAGGCACTCGGCCTTGATATTTTCCCCGGCCTCCGTGCGAAGGAAGTTTTCAAAGTACTCCCGCAGGGCGGGGAAGATGCTGGGGGCAAACCCCCAGAAGTTCATGGACACCACCGTCTCCGGGGACAGGTCCGTGTCCTCCGCCAGATCCCGCAGCGTGCCGTCGGGATACAGCTGGATCTTCAGTGCCTCCCGGACGGAGCGGAGCTTTCCGTCCTCCACCGCGCACACGCCGCGGGACACCGTGCCGTGGAGGCTGGCGGTATTCTTCAGCAGATACCCCACCATGGTGGCCTTTCCCGTCTCAGGCAGCTTCACCAGCTCGTCATAGATGGTGCGGTAGGCGTCGATGCCGTAATAGTCGTCGGCATTGATGACGCAGAAGGGCTCGTGCACCACATCCGCCGCGCACAGCAGGGCATGGACCGTGCCGAAGGGCTTGGTCCGCTCCGGCGGAATCCGGTAGAAGTCCGGCACGGAGGTAAAGTCCTGAAAGACATAGGCCACCTCCACCGGCGTGCCGTCCAGTGCGGTCTTCCTCGCCAGATAATCCCCGCACAGGCGGCGCATCATCTCCTCCATCTCCGGCTTGATGATGAACACCACCTTGCTGAACCCCGCCCGGAGGGCGTCGTAGATGGAGTACTCCATCAGGATCTCGTTGTGGGGCCCGATGCCGTCCACCTGCTTGCTGCCGCCGTAGCGGGACCCAAGGCCCGCCGCCATGATGACCAGTGAGACTTTCATTTGCTTCTCTCCTAAAGTTTTTGTGAATTTGCGCCTTGTTGCGCAACCATACGCTGTTCTTTTACCATACCCTATTTGCCGGATTTTTGCAACTGCTCTTGACTTTTTTCCTCTGCGGTCTATAATATGAAAACGATAATCATTTTCAGATTAAAGGAGGCATTGGATGCCATACAGCACCAAACAGCACCAGGCGGTGCTCCGCTGCCTGGAGGCCCGGGGCGAGACCGCCTGCACCGCCGCCGAACTGGCGGAGGACCTGCGTCGGGAGGGCTGCCCGGTGGGCCTGGCCACCATCTACCGCCAGCTGGAAAAGCTGGAGGCCGCCGGGGCGGTCCACAAGGTCAACACCGAGGAGGGCGCCCTGTACCAGTACTGCGGCCGCCAGTCCCAAGGCCACCGGGATTGCTTTCTTCTGAAGTGTGAGCGCTGCGGCCGCATCCGCCATGTGGACTGTACCCACCTGCAGAACCTGTACGACCACCTGGAGCGGGAGCACCACTTCCGCATCGATCCCCGGGGGACGCTGTTTTCCGGGGTGTGCGACGTCTGCGCCGGAGAGGAGGACCACCATGGAGCCCAATGAGCTGATCGTCTGCCGGGACGCGTCCCTGGGGTATGAGGGTCAGAGCGTCCTGGCCCACCTGGATCTCACCATCCGGGCGGGGGACTACCTGTGCATCGTGGGGGACAACGGCTCCGGCAAGTCCACGTTGCTGCGGGGCCTGCTGGGGCTCCTCTCCCCCCAGTCCGGGGAGATTCTCCGGGCGCCGGAACTGCGGCAGGGAGCCGTGGGCTATCTGCCCCAGCAGACCCGGGCCCAGCGGGACTTCCCGGCCACGGTGTATGAAGTGGTCCTCTCGGGCTGCCTGAACCAGAAGGGGCTGCGGTTCTTCTACACCGCCGCCCAGAAGTCCGCGGCATTGATGAACATGGGCAAGCTGGGGATTCTGGAGCTGAAGGACCAGAGCTACCGGGATCTCTCCGGCGGCCAGCAGCAGCGGGTGCTGCTGGCCCGGGCCCTGTGTGCCGCCCGCAGCCTGCTGATCCTGGACGAGCCCATTACCGGCCTGGACCCCGCCGCGGCCCAGGATCTGTACAAGACCCTCTCCTACCTGAACCGGAAGGAGGGCATGGCGGTGGTGATGGTGACCCACGATCTGAGGGCCGCCCTGCGCAGCGCCCGGACGGTGCTGCACATCGGCCACAGCAGCTACTTTTTAGGCACAGTCAAAGACTATCTGGCCTCCCCCCAGGGGCGGCGGTTTCGGGAGGTGGAGGAATGAGCCTGACCTTGATGCTGACCTATCCCTTTATGCAGCGGGCCCTGATCGCCGGGACGCTGGTAAGCCTCTGCGCCGCGCTGCTGGGAGTCCCCCTGGTACTGAAGCGGTACTCCATGATCGGCGATGGCCTCAGCCACGTCTCCTTCGGCGCCCTGGCCATCGCCGTGGCCCTGGGGTTCACTCCCCTCTACTTCTCCATCCCCGTGGTGATCCTCGCGGCGTTCTTCCTGCTGCGGCTGGCCACCAATCCCCGCTGGAACAGCGACGCGGCCATCGCCGTCATGAGTGCGTCGGCCCTGGCCGTCGGCATCATCGTCATCTCCCGCACCAGCGGCATGACCACGGATGTGGACAACTACATGTTCGGCAGCGTCCTGGCCATGACGTGGGCGGATGTGGCCCTGTCTGCGGTACTGTCCCTTGCGGTGCTGGCCCTGTTCGTGCTGTTCTACCACAAGCTCTTCGCCGTGACGTTCGATGAGAGCTTCTCCCGGGCCACGGGGCTGCGGGTGGACTGGTACAACACCCTGCTGGCCATTCTCACCGCCCTGACCATCGTGCTGGGGATGCGGATGATGGGTGCCATGCTGATCTCCTCCCTGGTGATCTTCCCGGCGCTGACGGCCATGCGGCTGTTCAAGAGCTTCCGGGGCGTGGTGGTATGTGCCGCCGTTACGTCGGTGTGCTGCTTCTGCGCGGGACTCATGGCCTCCTGGACGCTGTCCACGCCGGTGGGAGCCTCTGTGGTGGCGGCAAATCTCGCGCTGTTTCTGCTCTCCTGTGCTGCCGGCTGGCTGCGCAGGCGCTGAAAACCGCCGGATCTGCGGCTGTGCCGTATATCCGGCGGATTTTTTTATACAATATTAGAAAAGAATCTGGCCAAATGTCAATAGTAAAACCCGAATTTCTTTGAAAAATTTTTTATAGTCTTTATAGGCTTGCAAGGAACACGTTGAAAAGCTCCGCAGAGGTGTGCCAGTCCAGGATTAACCGTGGGTAATTATTTATCCAGTCCTGGACCCGGCGCACCTCTTTTTGTGTTACCTTGCGGAAGTCCGTGCCCTTGGGGAAAAACCACCGGATAAGCTGGTTCTGCTTCTCGTTGCTGCCGCGCTCTCCGGGTGACCTGGGGTGGCAGTAGTAGACGTGGGTGCGCTTCTCTCCGGGCAGCAGACAGGAGCGCTCCATGCCCTTGCAATCGGCAAATTCGCTCCCGTTGTCCACGGTGATGCTCTTGAACACCTGGCGGAACATAGCGGTCCCCATGCGCCGCTCCAGCCGGTCCAGAACGCCCACGACGCTGGCGGCGGTGTCGTCGTGCATCTTGCGGATGATCTCGTCCCGCGTCACGCGTCCGGTGAGGACGCACAGGGCGGCCTTGGTGCCCTTCTTGCCCACTACGCTGTCCATCTCCCAGTGGCCCGGCTCCTCCCGGTTGTTGATGTGCTCCGGGCGATGCTCGATGCTATCCCCTCTGGGGGCTTTCGCTGCTTTCACGCGGTTGTAGGTCCGCTTCTGGTCACTCTTGTAGCGCAGCTCCTTGTTGGTCAGGGGCCACAAGTCCCCGTTCTCGATGTACTTATACACAGTCTGACGGCATAATGTGCAGGAGAAGGTGGTCTCCGGCGTTTTGCCCAGCATGGAACAGGCAGCAGACGGGGAATACCCCTCGGAGATGGTTTTGACCAGCCACCGGGCCAGCCGGTGGTCTTTGCCTATTTTCAGAGGCTTTTCCATGTTCTTCTTGCGGTCCAGGTGGTAGTCCTTGGCGACATCGGCGGAGTAGGAGATATAGGTGGTCAGATCGCTGCGTTTCAGCTCCACCGCGCCCCTCCGGCACTCGTCGTAGACCGTGCTGTGATGCACGCCCAGATAGCGGGCGATCTGCGGCTTGCTGTACCCCTCGCGGAGCATTTTTTCAATGGTCAATCTGTCGTTCCAGGTCAAGTGTGCGCCCTTATATCTCGGCATAGGAAAACCTCCATTTGCAATACTTTTGCATAGCATTTGTATATCTTTAGCACACTTTTTTCGGCCATGTCAATAGCCCCGGAAGATGCAAAAATCCCCCTACTATCCGTAGGGGGATTTCAAAATTTTTTATTCTTTTCCGGTCAGCCAGTCCATCGTCACGCCCAGGACCTCGGCAAAGATCATCAGCTCGTAGTCCGTCACGAAGCGGTCCCCGGTCTCTATCTTGCTGATGGCCTCCCGCTCGATGAACACGCCCTTGACCTGCATCCTCGCAGCGAGGTCCGCCTGGGAGATGCGTTTGGTCGCCCGCACCTGGTGGATGCGGTCGCCGGAGATATTCTTTTGTCCCTCAAAATCGTAAATCTTCACACGCAGCCCCTCCTTGGCACCTTGACAGTACCACGGAAAAGGGCTATCTTTGTAATAAAGATTTACAACCTTTATCGTTTTGGTACAAAAAGTGGGAATATCTCACTTCACGTCCGGCAGCTTCTCCAGCATACCGGCGGCCTCCAGCAGATTGTAGATGATCTGGGCCGTGGCCTCGCGGGTGATGGGCTTCTGCCATCCGTAGTTGCCCGCACCGTCTCCGGCGAAGATACCCTTGCGCTTGCAGTAGTCGGTGGCCTCCTTGGCCCAGGCGGAGGGGTTGTCCCCGGTGTCGGCGCAGCTCGTGAGCTGTTTGGTGTCCATAGTTTCTTCATCCTTTCCGGCCTTTGCGGCCTCCAGTCTTTTGTTGACTTCTGCGGCGATCTGGCCGTGGCGGCTGTAAAGCCAGTCGCCAGGGCAGGCTTTCGCCGCAAACCAGCGGTGGACGGTCATGTTCTGCCGGTCTACCTGACCTACGAGGTTTTTATCTCCCTTCCAAAGCAGCCTGGGGATGCCGTTGCGTTGGCAGATGTCCACCAGCAGGTCAATGAGGGACTTGTAGGCCGCGTCGGAGACCGGCCACGGGTCCTTGGCAACGGTGTTCGCCACCTCAATGGTGACGGCCCGGTTGTCGTTGCTGGCGGAGGAGGTACACCACGAACGGTTGGCCTCGTCCACATACAGACCGATGCGCCCATCGCTGCCGATGCCGTAGTTGCTGCTGGCCTGGCGTTCCTTGTTCTGGAACAGTTCGCCGCAGCGCTCCACGGACAGGTTCCCGGCCATACAGTGGATGGAGATGGTGTCGATGGCGTGCTTGCGCTTGCCGGAATGGTTGGGGGACAGCTTGGTGTAGCTGACCAGCGGGCTGTTACTCATTGCCCGCACCTTCTTTCAGAACGCCGTGGTTGAGTTCGTAGACGGCGGCCTCAATGAGCGCGTCGATGCGTTCCTCGTCCAGGGTGATGCCGTGCTCCGCCAGCCAGTTGAGGACGTAGGCTTTCTTCTCCTCGCCGCGCCCGCTGCCACGGTAGATTTGCTCCGCCGCCGTCACAGCGATTTTCACCCAGGCATTGATCTCCGCCTGCTGCTGGGCCGTGGTCCGGCTCTTGATATAGGGGATGACCACGGCGGTGATGACGGCAGCCACAAGGGCAGCCGCCGCTTCAATGATGGTCGTAATATCCATGATGTGCTCCTTCCTTTACTCCACGATTTCCCAGTCGTCGGCCAGCATATCCGCCTGGCTTGCAAGCCATCCCATTTGCACGCCGGAAGTGCCGCAGAATGCGATAGCCTTGTTCCCAATGGCCGCGTGCTCGGCATTGACGATTGTGCCAGCCGGGGACGTGTAACTGATGGCAGAGGCCAGCTCAATGTGCTGGTTCTTTCCGTTCCAGCCCGCCCGTCTGCACTTCTTCCCCTTCTTCATGGCCTCGATAGCCAGCCCGAAGTTCATACTGTCGATGGGGCGGTACGCCGCCTCGAACACGGCCTTGGGGCTGAAACTCTCGTAGCCGTCCGGGTAGCGGACCTTATAGCCCTCCTCCACGGGGTCCATGCTCTTGGGGGTTGGCTGGCCCTCCTCGTAGACCCTGACGCCCTTGCGAATAGCAGGGACCGCCTCAATGATTTTCGTGCCGATATAGGTTTTCATTTCGATTTCCTCCTTTAGCAATCTCGTTTGATTTTCTTCTCCGGTGCGTTGCTCTTGCCGAACACCACCCCGTCGTTGTGCTCGAAGATGTTCTCCACCACCTTGAGGACGTTCACGCCCAGAATGGTCTCGATGGCCTGCTCGGACAGGTCCACCACCGGGAACACTTGGCCCAGGCGCACCGTGGCGTACAGGGCGATGAGGTAGGACATCGTGACCCACCCCAGCGCGGCGATCTGCGTTGTCACGAACAGCCGCCGCGTGGTCGTCTTAATGTTCTTCATCTCGTACCGCCTCCAGATGGTCAATGCGGTGGTGTGCGGACTTGGCGCTGGCCTCCACGGCAGCCAGACGGCCCTCCACCTCTGTGTTGGTCTTGCGCTGCTCTCGCTGTTCCGTCTTGATCTCGTCCGTGTTGGACTTGATGTACCCCAGCTCTGTCAAAACAGTGCCGAGCTGTTGGCCGTTGCTCCTGTCGTCTTTTCCCTTGTTGTGGGAGAAGGTGGCATAACTGATGACAGCGCCCAGCACCGTGCATACCAGTCCCACAATGATGTTCCACTCCATTGGTATCACCTGCCTTTCCCATTGAGCATATCAAAGCCCCGCATCCTTTTCGCCCCGAAGCAGATAAAAATTTGAAAGAGAGGGTCCACCTATGAAAGCCTTGGTCTATATCGTGTGCGTCGCCGTAGCAGCGATGGTGCAAACCGCCATAAGCATGAGCGGTGTACAACTCGGCGGTCTCCCTGTGGTCCTGCTGTATGGCACGGCCTTGGCTGTCGCTACCGCCGCTTGCAAGGCCATCCAGCGCAGGAAAACGCGTCCGGCCATACCGAAGGAACGATGGTACACCTGCCCGAGGTGTGGGCAGCTCGTCCCGGAGGGAAAGCCGTGTGACTGCGAAAGCCTTTCTCCCCAGCCGGGGGAGAAGTTGTGCGGCACACCGTTCATCCAGGCAGGCCAGACCCCGCCCGGAGTTGAAACCGAACAGCCGAAGCCGGGAAAGCGGCCTCCGGTGGTTCCGCTTTGCATAGCCGCTGCTTTGCTGGTGGTATGCACCTGCATCCTTGGCTACCGTGTCTCCGTGCTCACGGCAGCGCGGGATGACCTGGCAGCGGAGAATGCGGAATTGCGCTCCAGGGTTTCCGCGCTATCCACTGAAAAGACGCAACTGCAAGAAAAAGTGAACGACCTGGAGGCTCGGAACGAGGATTTGTCCGGCTATCTTCACGACGCCACTTTTCTTTACAACAACATTGGGTTCATCGTCGAAGGGTCAAACCGTTATCACAATTACGATTGCCCTGTGTTCCAGGGTGCTGACGAATACTGGGCGCATAATATAGAATACTGCGAGTATCTGGGGTACTCGAAGTGCGGAAATTGTTGGTGACGACATGAAAAAATGGGAGCAGGGATGACCTGCTCCCATTTCTTTACCATTCACTGGTGTAGACGGTCCCCCAGAGGAAAGCCCGCTGCTCGTCGGTCAGGCCGGAGAAGTCCTCCAGCCATTCCCGCACATGGTCGCTCTTGGCCTCGCCCTTCACGGTCTTACCGTCTGCGTCCTTGGTCCCTTCCATCTCGTTGTAGGCGGTGTGGAACAGGACGTACTCCCAGGGTTCGATGCCCTGGGCCTCTGCGTCGTCAGCCTGGGCCATCCACTTGGTGCTGACCTCGTACTGTCCGTCGGAATGGTCCGCCAGGGCGCTCTTGTCGGCCAGATCATAGGCCGCCTTGAGCACCTTGTCGCGGGTCTCGTCGTCCATTCCCCGGAAGATGGGGCTGCTCGCCAGGTCGTCGGCCATGCTGCGGTAGTCGTTGGCCCGCTGGTCGGAGTATGCCCGGTAGGCGCTGCTCCCCAGGTCGTCCGCGCCAAAGGTCTCCTCCTTCTCCTTGACAGGGACGTATTTGTCCCTGCTGCCGATAAGGTCCCGCGCCCTCTGGGGCAGGGTGTAGTCCGGGTCCTTCTCAACGGCCTTGTTGTAGCGGCTCCGCATGGCGCTGTCGATGCTTGCGCCGTCCACGCCCATGCTGTTCATCAGGTCGTCCCTGATGTGCTGGTAGGTGTCCATGTCGCCCTGCTCCAGCGCCCGGTACAGAATGGCGTAATAGCGGTTCTTGTTGCCGGTGTTGGAGATGTTGTAGATAGCCTTTTCCATCTCATACTGGAGCGGGATGTTGCCGGTCTCCACCGCCGCGCTCCGGGCCAGGCCCCACATATCCCGCGTCAGGTTGGAGGCCGGGATGCCGAACATCTTTGCACAGGCGGCCAGCAGCCCCTTGAGGGCGTAGGCCCTGGTCCGCTTGCCCTGGCCGTCGGCGCTCTGGATGGCCGTCTGTCCGGCCTGGATAAGGTCGGACACGATCTCCATTTCCGTGCGGGACACGTCGTAGCCCTGCATGATGGACAGCGCGTCCTTTACAAAGGGGATTTGCCCCAGGGGGTTCATGTTGCTGCCGACGTTGCCCTCCATGATGGCGTTCCAGGCTTTCTCCCAGGGGGTCTCCTCGTCACCGGAGATGCCGGTGAACGCAGCCCGGAAGCGCTCCCAGTATTTTTTATCTTCGTCATCGTCGCGCATGGCGTCGATAAGGCTCTGGGCCAGAGCGTTGACCACGTTCGTCACCACCAGGGCCGTGGCCGCCCGGCCCATCGTCTTGATGGCCTTGCCGCGCTTCTGGCTGTTCTGTTCGTAGCGCACCTGGTCATAGGCCCGCATCAGCAGGTTGAGGCTCATTATAGGCTCGCCCATGAAGCTGGTCGCCTGCTTCACCACCGCGTTGCTGGAGCGCATGATGTTGGACCGCTGGAGCACGCCGTCTACCACCTGGGTCTGGTCGATGACCTCCGCGAACAGCTTTGCCGTCTGTCGGTAGAACGCCTCGCTGCCCTTGGTGAGGCCCTGGTGTTCCCGCGCCGTGGCCCACTCGCAGGCGTTCCACAGCTTGCCCCAGGTCACGGCGTCCGCCGCGCCCGCAGGGGCGGAAAGGGCGTCGTTCAGCTTCCGCACGTTCGTCCGGTTGTCGAACAGCGTCTCGGTCATCTTGTAGGGGCTGGAGATGTCGAAGCCGCCCGCATCCTTCCGCATGGCGATGGGGGAGTATTGCAGGGCTTTCTTCCATCCGCTGCCCCGCGTAACGCCTCTTGCAAGGCCCCGCGCCATGTCCTGGGGGTCCAGTACCGCCGCCGCCCGGAAGAACGCCGTGGGCTGCTGGATGACCACGCGGATGTTCGCGCCCACGGCTGCGCCCTTGAAGCCGCCGATGGTCTTTCCGGCGATGTCCCACATGGGGCTGTCGCCGGGGGCGTTGATGCCGTTCTGGATGTCCTCCATCAGGTTGTGCCAGTATTTTTGACTGCCGGGGCCGCCCACGCGGTCCAGCAGTCCCTTGATGGTCTTGCCGGTTGGGTTGCCCTCCTCGTCCCGGAACTGGTAGTTGAACAGGCGGTTGATGTCCTCCATCGTGCAGAGCCAGGAGGCATAGTCCGTCATGTCGGAGGCGTGGTTGGCAAAGGTGGTGAAGATGCCCGCCAGGTCCAGGGCGTTGCTCACGTGGGGGATCGTGGTCTTTGCCATGCCGATGTTCTTAATGGAGCGAGTGTTGTTGCCGCCCTTTTCGATGTTGCTGTGCAGGCCCTCCTTGGCCGATTTGATGGGCCAGTAGTCGCTCTCAGTGAACTTCTTATAACCATAGGCTTCCATGCTGGCCTTGTTGCCGTAGTCGGCCAGCACGCCACGGGTCAGTCCTTGCAGGCCGTCCGCGATCTTCACCTGCTCCGGTGTCAGCGTCCCGGTGATGTTCACCAGGTCGCCCTCCGTCAGGCGGATGCTGTCCGTGCCGCGCCGGATTTGCGAGGTTTTGATCTCTGGCTGCACCACGCCACCCTTGAGCAGATGGTCGTGGGCCTGCTTGCGCTTCACCAGCTCGTACAGCTCCATCACCTGGGCCGTGGAAAGGGTCAGTTTCTCGCCTCGCTCCGTGGTGAAGGTATGCGTGGTCGCCTCCAGCTTCTTCACCGTCTTGGGGTCCACGATCTTGCGGACCTCCTCGGCCACATGGTCCACCATGAGCTGCTGCTGGTCCTGCGCGTCCCGCAGCATCCGGTAGACCGCCTTGCCCGCCTCTCCGTAATGGGAGAAGAAGGTGTACGGGGTCTCCAGGTCAATGAGGGCGTGGTTGCGGGTCAGGCTGTTCTTGGCCCGGCGGCTGCTGGTCCCGATGGAGATAGCCTGCGCCCAGTCCGCCGTCCTGGCGTACTTGGCCTTGGACAGGACTTTCCCCGCCGTGTTCACGCTGTGCTCCACGGCCTTGACCACCTGCCAAACGGTTTGAAGCTGCGCCACGCTCATGTCGGCCAGCTTGGTGTCCTTCATGGCGATGACCGCATCAAAGCCGCCCTTGATGCCGTCGGCGTCGCTGCCCAGCAGGGAGGGGTCAATGACCATATCCCCGCCCTCGGCCACGATTTTGGCGTACTGCTCCTTGAGGGCGCGGAACGCCTCGGTTCGCTTGGTGGGGGTGCCTCTGCCATCCTTCACCCGCTTGCCGTTCTCGTCGAGGGTGTACTGGCTCTCCTGGTTGATGCTCTCCAGCATAGCGGCCACGCTTCCGCGCATGGCCTCCGGGATGTGGTGCTGGTCGCTGGGGCGGAGGAGCTTCTGGGACAGAGCGCTTGCATGGCGGGTGATTTTGGCCCGCAGCTCACGGGCCGCCCGGCGTTCCCGGCCCGCTGCGTCCTTGGCCGCATAGCGGTCTTTTAGAGCACCCATCTGCCGCTCGCGGGCCTCCCGCTCCTTGGCGATGGCGTTCTGTACCCGCTGCCGGTTTTGCTCCCGCAGTTCCGCCAGGCGGGTGGTGTACTGCTCCCGCACCTTCTGGACCTGCTCCCGGCCCTTGACCTTGGCGTTCTCCAGCTTCAATGCCTGCCGGTCCGCAAAGGTCTTTCGCGCCTGGGGCAGGTCGAAGAAGGTCTCCATGATCTCGTTCGCCGCGCCGGTCACGGCCTGGTCCATGTAGCGGGAGAAGGGGTTGTACTCGTTGATCTCGCTGATGCCGTCCAGCACTTCCACGATATGGAGGAGCTGGTCCGTCGGATGGGTCTGTTCCTGCTCGCTGAAAAACTCCGGCCAGCGGGAGGAAAGCTCCTGGTACACCTGGTCGATGTTGGTGTGGCCCTCGCTGCCCAGGTTCAGCCGTCCGAACTGCCGCTTGCGGAAATCGCCATAGTCCGCGATGTCCCCGTGGTATTCCTTGCCGTAGATGATCTTGGTCGTCCGCAGGTAGTCCCGCAGGTCGCTGTACGCATCGTACATATCGCTGTCCACGGCCACCGCGTTGCTCACCAGGGTTTCCGCGATGTCCTCCGCCCGGCGGCGGGCCTCGGTGTAGGTCAGCTCATCCTTGCCGTCGTAGCCGCTGGCGATGTAGTCATAGAGGCTCTGGAGGTCTCCCTGGATGTCCTTCACCGCGATGTCGGCCCCGTAGTTCTGGATAAGCTGTTTCGCGGCGGCGGTCACGGCCTTTTTGTCCGTGGTCACGCGCCGGGTCCGCCGGGTCTGGCCCTGCCAGTAGTCCCGGCTCTCCTGGAGCTTCCCGTTTCGGCGCTGGATGGCGATGTAGTCCTTCATCTGCTCCCGCAGTAGCCGGTTCTCCTCTTGCAAGGCCGCGTTCTCCCGGAGGATGTCCCGCCCCTTGAGGGACAGCCTGTCCCCATCGCGGGTCACGATGGCGCTGACAGCGCCGAATTTCCGGGTCGGTTCCACGGTAAAGCCGTCGCCCAGGGCGTCCTTGAGGTAGGAGACCAGCTCCTTGGACGTGAAGCCCTTTTGATAGCTGCCGGTATTGGAGATGAAATACTCCATCAGATCGTCGTTGATGGCAACCTTGCTCCCGGCGTTCTTCACATCCGTGCCGCGCACATTGATAAACGCCCGCCCGCCGGGGTTCAGCATTTCACCGATTTTCACCACCATAGCGTCGCGGAGGTCCTGGGGCATGACGTTAAGGACCGCGTTGCTGATGATGACATCGTAGGTCTTGTCCAGGGCGGAGTAATCGGTGTAGTTCGGCTGGTACTTGGCATCCGGGAACGGCTCGATGTCGTCCACGTCAAAGCCGTACTCCTCGCGCCCGGCTCTGGTCCCGTAGCCCAGGCCGGAGCTTGCATCCAGGATGGTCCCGTCGAAATTCTCTGCCTGGAGGGCATCGTAAATTTTGCGGTAGCTCTTGACCGTGCCGGAAATCTGTGTCGGGTTGCGGGTGTCCGCCTCGTCGGCGTCCAGGGCAAACAGGGTCGGATGGGCGGCCTTAACCTCGTCGAAGGTTGCCCCCGGCTTCCAGTCGTCGCTTGTCGGCTTCACAGGGGGAACGGTCTTGAGGGAGAAGCGTGCGCCCTCCACGCTGTTGATCTTGGCAAGGCGGTCCGCGTCGTCTCCGGTCTTGTATTCCAGCATCCGCACACCGGCCTGCTCCAGACCGTCCCGCAGCTTTTTGCTGCTGTCATCGGGGATGACGGCGGCCAGCACTTCGTCGAAGCCGACGGCCCGCTGGGGCTTGGCCTCAAAGTAGCCGGTGGGCATTTCCGCCGCCTCCTGGTAGACGGCCTGGATGTCCTGGGCCGTCTGGCTGCTGATTTTGTACCCCTCCTTGGAGAAGGCCCGCATGATAGCGTCCACCGTCCTCTTGCCCTTGGACGTTTCCATCAGGATGCTGCCGATGATGTCGCTCTCGACGAAGGAATTGTCGGAATGAGCCTTGTTTCCCTGCTTGATCTTCGTGATGATGCTGCCGATCTGGTCATCAATGGCCTGGAGCTTTGCTTCATACTCGGCCCCCTCGTCCATGCCCAGCCGCCCACTGTCCGCCTTGATCTCCTGGATGCTGCGGTATTCCGGCGTCGCCACGGATTGCAGGGTCTTGGCGCTTGCGCCCCAGGTGTTGCCGCCGCGCTCCTCCTGGCCCTCCTTCATCGCCTTGACGATGTTCTCCAGGGTGTAGGCATAGTGGAGCTGCGAGAAGCTGCGGAGATTGCCGGAGGGGGTGTAGGGGTCCTTGCCATTGTAGATGCCCGCCTCGCCCAGCAGGCCGTCCAGCTTCCCGGCAATCCACTCCTCAACGGCGTGGTCATCCACGGCGCTGCGCAGCGCGTCAGAGGTAGCCATCCGGTCAATTTCGCCCTTGGTCGCGCCGCCGTCCTGGTACATATCCCATGCGTGGTGAACGATGTCCTCCAGGGTGAAGATGGAAACGCCGTCCATGGAATTGTCGATGCGGGTCTGCCGTCTTTCGTTGATCTCCGCGTCGGTCCAATGCCTCTTGACGGCCATTCTGCGGAGCATGGGTTCGCCCTGTTCCCGGTAGTAGTCCCGGAGAATGTCGCGGATGACCTCGGCATTCTCGCCCAGGGCGTCCTTCACGCTCTCGCCGGTCTCCAGGTTGGCCTCGATTTCAGCCAGCGTGTTCACGCCCAGGCGGTCAACCACCTTTTGCAGGGTGTCGTTGCCGAACTTGTCCCACACCTTGTCCATCTTCACCGGCTCCAGGCTCTTGCCCTGGTCTGCCAGATAGGCCGCCCGCACCGTGTCCGTGGAGGCCAGCTTCTCCGCCAGCTCTGCCGTGCTCCTGGTGCTGGTGTCGTCGATGCCCATAGAGCGCAGGGCGGCGCTGTTCCCGAAGATGCCCCCGGCCACGGAGACATCCCCGGCCAGCCGGTGCAGCTCGTGCTCCACCTGGGATGCCTTTTTGCTGTTCACGGGGTAATCTACTCGCGGAGCTGTCGGCGTCCAGGCATCGCCACCGTACACCTTGTTGGCGCGGAATAGCTGCGGGTCGATGGTGTCCTTGCTGAACACAAGGGAGATGGGGCCGTACTTGGTGTGCCCGTCCCTGGCTTTTACAATGGCGATGGAGGGCATGGGCAGGCCGCCCAGCTTGATGGCAGCCAGGATGCTGTTCTCGTCCTTGTTGTGCAGGGCCAGCAGCTTGTCCGTCTCCTCCACCGGGGTCTTGAGAGAAAATTTGCTCTTGACTTCCGCCCCGTTCTGGGTTACACTCTCACCCGTAGAGCGAATGCCATCTCCCACCGAGGCCATGTAGCCGTAGGTCTGGAGAAACGCATTTGCTCTTTTTTCATCGTACAGGGCAAACTCGTTCCCGCTGTCGATTTGGTTCTTAATCC